TAACACTATCTTCATTAATATTAAAAATAGCTTTTAGATTATTTCCATGTTTTTCAATCATTTTATAAACATGAGCCTTCTTTTCTTTGTTGGTCATTGTTCCTCCCTTTTTATTTGTTAAACGAATCATGCTTTATAATAGCAGAATGAATAAAGAAGTACAGCTTTTGTATAATATTTTAAGGGTTATATTCTTTTATTAGCCTAGTGGTTAGGTCAGGGAAAGCTACTAAATGTAGGGGTTGGATTGCTTAATTTTTGGGTATATAGAGTCTACCAAAAGGATGTCTAAAAAAGGGTTTACCATCGTTCCAAATGCTTTGATTTTGGATGAAGATTTAAGCAATGACGCAAAGGTGTTGTTTGCTTATATTAAGTCACTGTCCGAAAATTATAGACATTTAAGAAATCGGACATTAAGACAGAAGCTGGGAATTTCCCTTAATACACTCCAAAATTGTAAAGCTGAATTAGTTAAAAAAGGATATTTGCTTATCCACAGATCGCAAAGCTCTAACTATTATAGATTGAAATTAAAGCAGAGTACCCAACAGAAGAGCAATCAGAGTACCCAGGAAAAGAACAATCAGACTACCCAAAATTTCGGTAGTATTAAGAAGAGTAATACCAATAGTAATAATACCAATTATAGTAAGCGGAAGAATAAAGGTTTTAAGAAATTTAATGATTAACAAGTCTTCTGACAACCGCCCTGACAATCCTTCTTATTACTATTATAAAGATAAACCCCTTCAGCATTTTTATAAGAATGATTATTCAAAGGAAGAAAAGCTTGAAATTACGATGCAACTTGAATCCGATTATAAGGCTGGGATGTTGTCGGTGGAGCAGTGCCGTTGGATTTATAATAATCAGAGGTATGGCAGCTACACTGCGACCAGGATTATGGATGAAATGATGAATAAGAAAATTATCAAGAAAAATCCGGTAACAGGAGATAGTCGGAGGTTTTCAAATCCTAGTGGCAAGACTAAAGGACCTTTTGACTTTTAAATCTATATATTGTGTGTTAAAACAATTCAGCTACTATTCCTTAACCCTTTGGGATATTGGCTGACATAAAAGGTTATAACCAGGCATGGGCGGTATCTAATAGCATGCGATTCCTTTCTATCCGCCCTGCCACAAAGGGTATAGAATTATGGCTAGGAAACGAAAATTAAACGAAAAGTTAAAAAATATTTGTCTAGATTTAATAGCTGACTCATTCACATTAAGGCAAATTTTTTCAAAGCCTGAAGGAGAGCTATTTAAAAAAGGTATCGAATATAGTTGGAGTAGCTTTCGAAAAGAATTGATTGCAGATAATGATTTAATGAGTCGCTATCAAAAAGCAAAAGAACTCTGCATAGATTTGGAATTGTCAGGACTCAAGGATAAAAGGCTTGAATTAGAGTCCAAGATTGAAAGCGGACAGATTGACGGCAAAGCCGGACAAAACTTAGTTAATCTTTATAAAATTGTATCTGCTCACTCACAATGGACAGCAAGTAAGTTAAAAAGTAAAGTTTACGGTAAATCCGCCGATGTTTTGACATTAAAGGGAAGCGATTCAGAGCCAATTAACATATCATGGACAAGGTGAGAACTTAGAATGATTCTATTTACTTAATGTTTATGCTGATTATTCTATAACTAACACAGCCAAAGCTATGTTAATTATACATGAGATAATAAATAATAGGTAAGACAAGCTGACCTATAATGAGAAAAGATATATTAAAAGCCATTACTTCTGATAACAAAGTATTATAGCTATTAGTGTTGGGGTTGTTTTCAAACGATTATTCTACTTAGGGGGGTGTTTAAAAACCGATTACCCACTTTTGCAATCGGATGGGAATTTTAATTTTAAGGGAGGTACACACTCCTAAACTTAATTATTTGATTTAAGTTTGAACTAAAACGGCATGAATGATTTAATTTTAAAAACAGTAATTTTTATTTTAAAAGACAAGGAAACAGGGAAACCAGTTGTGGTTACCCATTTTCAAGGTTTCGAAAATGACGATGAAGCTAACGACTTTAGCAAATTCCTAACCGACCAATTCACCGGAGATATTACCAAATCCTTCGACATAGAAACTCCAACACCCAAAAGAACACTGCACTAGGAGAATGAATCTTGCCTGAAACCAAGACTTATCAACCCTTGCCAGACCCACTTGCTATCGCTGCCAGTGGAATAGATGGACTAGGGATCTTTGCAAAAGAGAAAGTGGAGAAGGGAAGGAATTTCGGAATGTCGCATTTACAATTTGGTTCTGAGATTATCCGCACACCCCTGGGTGGGTTTATAAACCATTCCGATAATCCGAACTGTGAAAAGGTTGAGCTGCGTTTTACCAACCAGGATGATCCCAAATTAACCTTTGATTTTAAGAAATGGAATTTAGTAACGATTAAAGCTATAAAGTCAGGGGAAGAATTAACGGTGAAATATGAATGGTATAAAGTTTAATAGGGGGTTTTTGAATTAAAATGAAACAAATTGTCATTCCTTATAGACCAAGAGAATTGCAGAATTTTTTACACAAGAAATGCGATAAGAACCGGTTTAATGTCATCATTGTTCACCGCAGGGGAGGCAAGACCGTATTCAGCATCAACCATTTAATCAAAGCAGCTCTAACCAATAAAAGACCCTATCCTAGATATGCCTTTATTTCGCCATACCGGTTGCAGGGAAAAGCGACAGCTTGGGATTATTTGAAACAATATTCGGCAGCCATACCCAGTGTTAAGTTTAACGAATCAGAACTTAGAGTTGATTTTTCCCTTAACGATTCCAGGATACAGATTATAGGAGCTGAAAATTCCAATGCTATTAGAGGGCAATACTTTGATGGGATTATCGTTGATGAAACACAGAATGTAGCACCGGACCTGTTTGATACTATTCTTAGACCTTGCTTGTCCGACAGGGGTGGTTTTGCTATTTTTATTGGAACGCCCAGAGGCAGAAATTATTTTTATGAATTACATGAAATGGCAAAGCATAATCAGGATTGGTTCACCTGTATTTTTAAGGCTAGTCAAACCAAAATTATTGACAACAAGGAATTAACATCAGCCAAAGATGTCATGTCACCAGAAGCCTACGCACAGGAAATGGAATGTTCTTTTCAAGCTGGAATTTCAGGATCGTATTACGGAAGCATTATGGAGGAACTTGACCGAAAAGGTCGGATTAAGGATTTTGACATAGACGATGAGCTGGAAACTGAAACCTGGTGGGATCTGGGCATGAACGATAGCACCGTTGTGATTTTTGCCCAAAGGCATAATAATGAAATTAGAATTGTGGACTGCTATGAAAATTCTGGAGAGGGGTTGGACCACTACTTAAATATTATTGACAGCAAACCTTATAAGTATTCCAAGCACATCGCACCCCATGACATCAGGGTGAGGGAACTGGGAACGAACAAGTCCAGATGGGAAACGGCAAAGGAATTAGGATTGGAATTTGACATCGCACCGAAACTTAGTATAGAAGATGGAATTGAACAAAGCAGACGGCTTTTACCAAAATGCTGGTTTCACAAAAAGAATTGCAAAAAGTTAACAGAAGCATTAAAGTCCTATTGTAAACGGTGGGATGAAAAAAATAACTGCTTCAAGAATAGACCACTCCATAATTGGGCATCGCATTTTGCCGATGCTTTCCGTTATGGTTCCATCGTAGAACCGATTAATCGAAGCGACTGGAAAAAACCGATCAAAGTAAATACAAAGTATATAGTTTAGAATGGCAAAAAAAATCATACAACATGAAGATCCTGAATTAAGAGCTGTCATAAGCCAACAGATTGTTAATTCTTTAGGATATTTGGGCGGACCTCTTTCAGCACAACGAAGAAAATCATTAGAATATTATTTAGGCGATAAACTAGGAACGGAAATTGACGGAAGATCACAGGTCGTAAGCACCGATGTTGCCGACACCGTTGAAAGTATGTTGCCTAACCTTTTGAGAATCTTCACTTCCTCTGACAAAGTGGTGCGTTGCGATCCGGTAACGGCTGAAGATGTACCAATGGCTGACCAAGCCACAGCCTATCTCAACCATGTTTTTTACAAAGAGAACGATGGCTTTAAATTACTTTATAATTTTTTCAAAGATGCCCTGATTGAAAAAAATGGATTTTTAAAAGTCTATTATGACGAAAGCAAAAAGATTGAACATGAAACCTACAAGAATTTAAACGAACAGGAACATGACGCTTTAATGGAAACCGATGATGAAGTTGAAGTGATCGACAAGGAAGAAATTGTTGATGAAAAAGTAAAAGGACAAAACGAACTTATTATTGAAAAAGCCGAAGAAACGATTGTTGATCCGGCTCAACTTGAAATTATTAAAGCTCAACTTCCTAAACCTATTTTATATAATTGTACTTTAAGAAGAACGATTAAAAAGGGAATGATTAAAGTTGAATCCATTACTCCTGATGAATTTTTAATTAATCGTAACGCCAAGTCCATTGATGAAGCGGACTTTATTGCTCAAAGAGTTTATATGACTAGATCGGATATAATTCTTATGGGTTTTGACGAAGAGGATGTTATGCAACTGCCGACTGCCCAAACTTCTTTATTCGATACTGAAAATTTAGTCAGGCAAAGACAGATTAATGCCTTTCCCATAGAAACACCGACAGATAAGTCAACGGAAAAAG